GCAGTCAAAGAATACTACTATTCCGGCAGGGACACAGGAGCACAGAAAACAGATCAGGAATATGCGGACGATATATGTGACTTTGTGCGGCCTGTCAGAGAGTGGACCATAAGAGCTGCAGCCCGCGGTGCCGTATATGGCGACTTTGAAATACCGACCATCATTGACCCGTCTGCAGCGTCGTTTATAACGCTCCTGTCAAGGCGTGATGGCTTCCGGGTCCAAAGCGCCAACAATGACGTTCTGGACGGCCTGCGGTGCACAGCCAGGGCCATGCGGAACGGTTATATAAAGATTCTCGACAAAAACAACCACCTCATAGAAGAAATGCAGGGCTATGTCTGGGATGATTCGTCCGATGAAGATCGTCCGGTAAAAGTAGCAGATCACCTCTGTGACGCATGTCGCTACTTCGTGAAGACGATGCACATAGCAGACGAGCCAGAGCCTTATAACCCGATTTGGAACAAGTACTAAAAAAAGGGGAAATGCCAGCCATGGAATACACGTATCAAGATTATCTTGAAGTATTGGAGACCAACAGCGAGACACAACTGATCCAGTTTGTCCTGAACGCGATCCATGAACACAAGCGGTCGGATAAGTATGAGATTGCAGTAATCGCGGATGAATACTTCCGCCATCTTAACCGCACAATCCTCGACTACCAGAAGCTGTTATATACCGTCAGCGGCAAAGTTGTGCCGGACAACTACAGCGCCAATTTTAAGTTGTCGAGTAACTTTTTCTTCCAGGCAGTAACTAATCTCAACCAGTATCTTCTGAGCAACGGCGTCACCTGGGGAAACCCGTCCACCGAGAAACGGGTGGGAAAGGACTTCGACAAACAACTGCAGTATGCCGGAGAACGCGCCCTGGTTGGATCCTGCTCATTTGGTTTCATGAATTATGACCACTTGGAGGTGTTTGGTTTTACTGAGTTCAAACCGATGTACGACGAGGACAACGGAGCCCTCTGCGCAGGAATCCGCTTCTGGCAGTTATCCAACCAGAAACCCCTGCACGCGATTCTGTACGACTCTGACGGCTATACACACTTTGTGTGGAAGGATGGATTCGGCAGCATCAAAGAGCCGAAAACCCCGTACAAGATCACAGCCAGGAAGACCGACGTGGGCGGCGTGGAGAACTTTGACGGTGCAAACTATCCGACTTTTCCGATCGTGCCGTTCTTCGGAATCAATAAACAGTCTGATTTGGTCGGAAGGCGCGAGAAAATCGACTGCTATGATCTGATCTTCAGCGGCTTTGCAAACACGGTCGACGAAGCCAGCCTTATCTACTGGACCCTAACCGGGGCCGCGGGGATGCGGGATATTGACCTGGTGAAGTTTGTGGAGCGCATCAAGACGGTGCACGCGGCCGCTATGGGCGAGGGGCAGACGGCAGAAGCCCACAGTGTAGAAATGCCATACGCGAGCCGTGAGGCGCTTCTGGAGCGTTTGAGAGATGATATTTATGACGACTTTATGATGGCCGATACCAGGAACGTTGCATCTGGATCCGTTGTTACTGCACAGATCGAGGCGGCATTCCATAACATTGATATCAAAGCAAACTTGTATGAATTTTGTGTTCTTGATTTTATCAATGGAATTTTGAAGGTCCTTGGAATTGACGACAAGGCCAGTTTTACCAGGTCGAAGATCATCAACCAGCAGGAGCAGGTCGGCGTGGTTCTTTCCGCCGCAGACTATCTTGACGATGAATTTGTGACCAGAAAGGTTCTTGATATTCTTGGAGATGGGGACCAGGCCGACGAGGTGCTTAGGCGCAGAGACGCGGAGGACATGGCCCGCATATCCGTCTCAGACGATGAACAACAGGAACAGCAGAAAGAGGATGATGCCAAAAGACTCGAAGAGGAAGCAGCAAGATACAAGGAGTTGAGATTTGGCTGATATTGGACATGAGCTTACAGAAGAGCGGATAAAAGAGATTGAGAAAGAGCTGCAGCAGGAGTACACGAAAGCCGCCAAAGAAATAAAAGAAAAACTCGACGACTATCTTGATCGATTTGAAATCAGGGATGGAAAATGGCGGCAGTGGGTTGACGATGGCAAAAAGACGCAGGAAGAATACATTGCATGGCGAAACAGCCAAATGGCTGCAGGCGATCGATGGGAGAAGATGAAGGACACCCTTGCCGATGATCTGATGCACGCGAACGATATAGCTATGGATATCACATCAGGCCACATGCCGGAAATATTCTCCATCAATGGCAATTACTCAATTTACAAAGCAGAACGCGACGCACACATTGACACAGGCTTGACCCTCTACAACCGTGACGCTGTAAACCGCATTGTGAGGGACAGACCGGACCTTTTCCTTCCGCCAGGGAAAACACTCTCAAAGAAGATCATGGAAGGAACCGTGAAGCGATGGGAGCGTCAGCAGATACAGTCCAAAATGATCCAGAGCATCATGCAGGGGAAATCGATTCCCAACATGGCCAGAGACATTGCAGAGAAAACCACCGGCAGCGAGTTCAAGGCGGCAGTTCGGAACGCTCGCACGATGTCCACAAATGCGCAGAATGCAGGGCGGTATGATGCTTACAACAGGCTCACGAAGGCAGGCGGGCAAATCACTCTCGAATGGTCCGCAACCCTCGACAACCGCACCAGGCACTCCCACAGGATGATGCACGGCCAGCGGAGGGACGTCGGGGAGCCGTTCGAAGTGGACGGCGTGAAGATCATGTACCCGGCCCAGACGGGAAAATTCATGGCTGTGTCCTCGGTCCCACAGGAAATGCTGTGGAACTGCCGATGCACGCTCTTGGCTTATGTAAAAGGCTTCGAGCACGACACGATAACAGAATCGGACAAGATGGGTGACATGTCCTTTGATGAATGGTTAAAAGCCAAAGAGAAGCCAGAGCCCATCCTGCGCCAGAAAGAAAAGGGAGACGCGGCGAGTGCACGATACCGCAAGGAGTATGCAGACGGGAAGAACGTAGGCCCCGCAAGACCGCTTGGAACCAAAAGAAAGAAGGCGAAAAAATGAGGATTGAAGGAATCGTTGATATCAAAGACAACTCCGCTTTTTTCATTGCCGCAGTTGAAGCGGCTGCGGAAACAGCCCTGAACGCGGCTGGAATGCAGGCAGCCACATTGTGCGCCAGGGAACTGCAGAGAAGCCCGTCAAGGATTGACACTGGCCTGCTCAAAAACTCTATCACGTGGGCTGTGGGCGGGAAGCCGGCAGCCATTTCGAGTTATTCTGCAGACAGGGCGAGCAAGACCACTGGAAAGATGCCACCATCCGGATCATACAGCGGGGTAGCTTATGCAGACACAGACAAGACCAGAAGCGTTTATATTGGGACTAACGTGGAGTATGCAATCTATGTCCACGAAGGGACCAAACACATGGCGCCGAACCACTTCCTGAAGAATGGGATCTCGAAAAACCGCGGTGAATTGTCGGATATAATGAAAAGAACATTGCAAAACGGCTGATAATAATTTAGAATTGCAGGCAGGAGTAATAAATGAGCCAAAAACAGAATAAAGAGAGCGGTATTCCGGTGAAGTGTTCCTGCGGAAAAATGGTCGCACGAATGCGAAACGGGAAAATCTACGTTTACTGCAAGACATGTAAACGGGAGGTACAGCTCGAAGTAGAGCCAAGAGCCAAGTAGCCCAGAGCCATTGAACAGACGTGTTCAGTGGCTCTTTTTTTATACTCGGCCGTCGAAGCACTGACGGTTTCCGCATGTCGAAGCACTGACAGCGGGCAAAAAGAAAAGGAGGATCAATGGCAGTAACAAGGAAACTTTTGAAAGCACTCGGAATCGAAGATGAAAAGGCGGACCAGATTCTTGAGGCGCACACTGAAACCGTCAACGAGATCAGGGAAGAGCGCGACCGCTACAAGGCGGATGCAGAACAGCTTCCCGGAGTGCAGCAGGAGCTTGCAGAACTGAAAGAAGCGGCGGAGCAGAATGCCAACAACCCGTACAAAGCACAGTACGAGAACATCAAGAAGCAGTTTGATGATTACAAGGCAGACGTCGAAGCACAGCAGGCAAAAGCCAGCAAACAGGCAGCGTACAGAAAGCTCCTGGTGGATGCAAAGGTGTCCGAAAAGCTCATTGATTCGATCTTGAAAGTGACTCCCGTTGATGATCTGGAGCTTGAGGAAAGCGGCCAGCTCAAAAACGCGGAAGAGCTGAAAAAGAACATCGCAGAACAGTGGGACGGCTTCATCGTCAAAGAAGAGACCCACGGAGCACAGTCATACAACCCGCCCGGCACAGGTGGCGGGGCTGCCGGAGGAAGCGCGACAAAGAGCCGTGCGGCGATCCTGGCAGAGCAGTACAATGCGTCGCTTTACGGCGCAGCACCAAAGGAGGGTAAATAAATGAGTTTTATCAACCTCAATGATCAGGGGGCTGTTTACGCTCCCGGTTACTTCCTTGCACACGAAGAGTGCGTGAGGGAAACAAGAGAAATTCCGCAGACTGGCGCGACCACTGCTGAAGACGGCAGCAAGTACGTGAAGATGGGCACTCC